CACTTTTAGAAACGGAACCTAAGGAAGAACCTAAAGAGGAAACTAAAGAAGAACCTAAGGAAGAACCTAAAGAGGAACCTAAAGAGGAACCTAAAGAGGAAACTAAAGAAGAACCTAAGAAGGAAACTAAAGAGGAAACTAAAGAAGAACCTAAGAAGGAAACTAAAGAAGAACCTAAAGAGGAACCTAAAGAGGAAACTAAAGAAGAACCTAAGGAGGAAACTAAAGAGGAACCTAAGGAGGAAACTAAAGAGGAAACTAAGGAGGAAACTAAAGAGGAACCTAAAGAGGAAACTAAAGAGGAACCTAAGGAGGAAACTAAGGAAGAACCTAAGGAGGAACCTAGTGTTGTGGTTGATTCTTTAGAAGATGTGTTGCAGATAGAGGAGTTAAATCTGGATGACTTTGGTAATTACGAGGAGGTATATGATGAACCATTTGAAGTAAAGTCAGAAGAACCAACGGAAAGTGATATTAAAACTATTTCTATAACTGATACAAATAATAACAAAAAAATAACAGAGATTGTGAATTTAAGTGATGTTGTGGTGAATAAAGAATCAACAAAGGAGGAAGTTCTGGAAAAATATAAAAATAAATCTGATATTAAATTTTTTTAATAAGTAAAATTAAAAAATTAAATATATTTTAATAAAATATTATGAAATATATGAATTTGGAATTTGCTTGTGCTCTCGTTACATCTCTAGTTATTTCATTAGTTATGAATTACTTAAATCGCGATAATAAAGACGGAGTGTCTATAAAAACTCACCTTAAAACCTTTATAATTAATAGTATTATAATTTTAGTTCTGCTTTATCTAAAAAAAAAGGTTTTAGATAACATGTTTGCAAACACTTCTGTTAGTATAGAAAATATTACAGATACAGGAACTCCAGAATATAATGATATTATTGTTGGAACACCTACTTTTTAATAATTGTATAATATAATGATGACTCTATCAAAGAAAGATTTGGTTTATATAATAATACCATTTACTTTGTATTTGATCTTATTTTTGTTTAAAAATGAAGAATCTATTGAATTTAATAAATTAAAAGAAGCTATTATGTTATTTGTTATAGTTATAGTATTTAATGTCCATCCTATGATATCTTTTTGTTTATATTTGCTCTATCTAATAAATAAACATATTAATATTTAAATATACTATATTCATTTTTTATGTCTTTTTTGTTTACAATAAACCTTTTAAAAATTTTATTTTTAAATTGGTTAAGTGGTACAGCATTTTTAATATCCTTTGCGATTTTTTTATATAAATCAAAATCGTCTTCTTCATTAATAATAAACTGGTTATTTTTATCAGTCATCCATATTTTTAGAAGGTTAAATAGTTTAGTATTAGGATTGAAGTGTTCTATAATGGTTGTAGCTAATCTGGCTAAATCAAAACTTTTATTAGGTTTAATTTTACAATTTTTTAAAGAGTTATTTATAGGGTAATCATATTGACCATCTGCATCACCATTTTCATCAAATGTGCTGCTAAAATATAGTGTTTTGTTATGAGTGAATGTAGCTCTACCAAAATCAATTATTTTAGTAATTTTTCCATATGTTGGTATTTTATAAAAAACGTTATTTACTTCGAAGTACATGAATGGGTTATCTGTAGTTGTAAACATTATATTACTTGAATGTAGATCATTATGGACGAAATGAAATTTATTTTGTGCTACAGCAAGACCAAAACAAATCTGAAATAGAATAGAGGTCCATTCTCTATCACTTAAATTAGTTTCTTCTAATAAATCATCTAAAGTATATTCTAGTTTTTCCATAAATATTAGTTGAGTGGGAAAATTTGTAACATTAATATATTTAAATGTGTCATCATCCTCTTCTTCAAGTTCTGAGAAATTGTCTAATTCATCTATATCCATAACATCTATATTACTAACAAACGAGTCTGGTAAGTCTTCTAAACTATTTAAATGTTCTAGTTTATCTTGTGTATCTTCATAACTGGTATCAATCTCTAATGTATCGATATCCAGATTATTCTCAATAATTTCTAAATCTGGTTCTGGTTCATTATCAGAATCAATATCAATAGCAATAGATTCAATTGCGAATTTTTTGTTAATATTATCACTAAATGATTTATTAAATTTAATATCCTCATAATCTTCAGTAATGTCAAATTTTAGATTATTAGATAAACAATTATATGTACCATAGAATAATGGGAATGTGGGACATCTTCTACTTTCGGTTAATTTACTTCCTAAGAATGTAAAAAATGAATCAATATATGCTTCATTATTATAATTATTAATATAGTCAGATGTAATACATGATGTAATATTTGGGAGAATTTTAGGAGTTAAACTATAATGATTCATACTGTATCCTAAAACATCAACTATAGGATTTTTTTTAATAAATATATCTTTTGTTATTTCTTTTTTTGCAAATCTATCATAAATATTAGACTTATAGAAAGTTTTTATATAATGAGATTGTTTTTGTGTATATATATCGGTATTATTTTCACTAAGGTTTTTTATAATAAATCTTGATTTTAAAATTAAATTAGAATTGTCTTCATAATCAAAATTAGACTCATCGATATAATTATCTAATATAGGGAAATATGATTGTAAATTACTAACATTCATGTGTGTTTCTATGTTTTTTTTTGTAAACTTAAAATTTTTATTATCGAAAAGTATATTATTCATTTATGATTGTGGTATATTTTTGTTTATTTATAATTACGCGTTGCTTGTTAAAAAAACAAAATAAAATTATCCAAATATAATAATGAATTTAGAATTAAAAAAATTCGATATTTCTACAATAAAGCCAGACAAAGTTTGTGTGTTTATAGGAAAGCGTGAGACTGGTAAAAGTTTTTTAGTAAAAGATCTGTTATATTTTCATAGAAAGATACCTATAGGCACAGTAATTTCAGGGACAGAAGGTGCTAATCAATTCTATGGGAAAATGGTTCCTAGTTTATTTATCCATGACGAATATACGCCAGTGGTTGTAGCAAATGCTGTAAAAAGGCAAAAATTAGTAGTAAAGAAAAAAATGAAAGAGGAACATTTATATGGGAAAAGTAATATAAATCCTTCCGCTTTTTTAATTTTAGATGATTGTTTATATGATAATTCTTGGGTAAAGGATGTAAATATTCGTTCATTATTTATGAATGGACGACATTACAAAATGTTGTTTATAATTACAATGCAGTATGCTTTAGGTATACCACCGAATCTAAGAACAAATATTGATTACGTATTTATTCTAAGAGAAAATTATGTATCAAACAGAAAAAAATTATATGAACACTATGCGGGCATGTTTCCAACGTTTGAAATATTCTGCCAGGTGATGGACCAATGTACAGAAGATTTTAATTGTTTAGTTATTAATAATAATGCTAAAAGTAATAAACTAGAAGAACAGGTTTTCTGGTATAAAGCTAACCCCCATTCTGATTTTAAAATAGGGGCACCAGAATTTTGGAAACACCACTCTAATAATTTTAATAGTGGTTACGATTCAGAAGAAGAACAAGAACCTTTTGATTTAGCATATTCCCAACAAAAAAAAAGAAAAGGAGGTCCTACTGTAAATGTTAAAAAAACAACATTTTAGATTAATAGTTTATTTTCGAATATATCACTAAATGTTTTTTCAAGATCTAGTTGATTAAATTGTGAATCATAAATCTCTCTTGGAACAAATCTATATTCTATGTCAAAATTATTTTTTTGTCTTTTAGATTCTATTTTAAGTTCCATATATCCGATTACAATACAGGCTATAGATAAAGTTAAAAAAACTAGTGTTAATGATTTCATATTATATTATAGATATAAATTTTTATAGATTAAATCATCTTGAATAGTTATAATAGTCTAGCCTACAACTATGTTAGAACTGGGTTCAACTATCGAACTTGAACATTTATCAACAAGGTAAGCGTGTCTGCGTTCTAAAGCAATACGGTCTCGTTGTTCACGACTAGTTTCATATTTACGTATATTTTTGATACTTTCCTTTTTAATTTTATATGTGTCGAATTGCATATCAATAATATTTGTATCTATCGGTCTGTATTTAATCAGTTTAGGAGGTTTAATGTTTTCTAATTTTTTATTATAAAAAATAAAAATAGGAAACATAATTATTATTAAAAATAAAAGCGAAGCTAAACTTCTCATATAAGTTGATAGTATATTTTATATTGTGGTATAATCATAAATTTTATAGCTTACTTAGAACCATCGGCATCGTCACCACCTTTGGTGTCTTCAACCGCCTCCTCGGTTTTGCGCTCCATCCACGGATCGTTACTCTCAATGTGCTCCTCAATAGTAGCCATATTCTTCTTGTTCTCCTCATCTTGTTTTGTCATCTCCTTTTCGGCATTAATACGTTCCTTCATTGCATCATCCTTGCGCTCACGTTTCTGATCCTCATAGAATATATCCTTATTCACCTCGTTCTTTTTGTACTCCCTCATTAGGTTATTGAGTTCATCCTCAAGATACTCCTCGCTCTGGACCCTATCTGCACATGGGTCCCAAGGAAGCCACTGACCCACTGAACCAACAAACACATGGAATGTACGGTCGCGCTTCTGTAGCTGTTTCGCCTTAATCTCAGCTTCCTTTTGAGTCTCATACACACCCCTGATTTTCACGCCACGAACACTCGTCCGGAACTCGTTCTTTTCACTGAATTCCTTATTAAGGTCATCGTGGAATTTGTAGGTAAAATCCTCGAACCTACCTTTAAACTGGTCATATGTAAACTGAAGCTCAAGACGGAGCTTCTCCTTTAGTTCCTTGTTAATTTTTGTCTTAAGTTCATCACCTGCATTTTTAGTAATTTTATCAATAGATTGTTCTAGTTCTCCAAACCGTTGTGTCATATAACGGTGGAACATATAAACTTCTTTGCTTTTCATAACCTCTTCAGGAGAGAGGAACGAGAGACACACGAAGTTTTGCCCCGGAATATTGTTATCGCCTTCAAGAAATGTTTCATTATCATCTGACATAATAGTATTCTAAAGAATTATTTGTTTAAATAGAAATTTAAAAAAAATATGTTTATTAATATTAATGACTTTTAAACTTGTTAATCCAAGAGAGCTAATCAGAAAGGTTCTAAAAATATCCTTTCTTTTTCTTATAAACTATCTATTACTAAATACACTAGATATTTCCCCATCTAATAAAATTAAAATTATTACTGTAAATATTATAATGTTTAGTATAATAGATATTTTATTCCCATCGATAAATATTAATGATAAAAATAATTAAATACTCGAAATATATTCCCACTTTAAATAATTGCATATATCTTTCCAGATAATATCTTGTTGGTGTAATTTTTCTCTACTTTTAAGTAATATAAAACTATTCTCAAATTCATGTAACCCCAATAATTCAACGAATTTGTGTAATACATAAGAATAAGACAAAAAATTCTTTCTATTTTTAGGACAGAATTTATGAAATGGTATCTGGATTTCTTTAAACATGCGTCGTAGTTCTTCTTCCGTTTCAACCGACATCACCGGTGGCGTCTTCCCATTCAGTTTATTTAAGATATGAGGTATGTGTTCATAATACTTATTTTTCCCAATCTTTTTAAGAATACATCTTAACTTTGTAGGTTTTAATACGTTAATATCAAGTCTTTCCTTTTTTATTTCCAATAATATTTTTTCATAAATATCTTTAGGAATATCAGTTGTTTCCTTTGCTTGGAATTGTTCTAACCATTCGTTAAAATGATTAATACGTTTATATGAGAAATAAGTAATTTCTCTTGGAGGATCCTTATATGATGGTTTATCGGATTCTATTAAAATAAATGATTCTTCGCCACACTGTGGACATATTTGTTTTCCTTCAGACATATAAACAATTTTATTTATATGACAGTTATTACATAATTCTACATTATGTTTAAATTCATCAAAATCTATTTGATAATTTTCTTTAGTATTCAGTAAATAACTATTTAATAAATGTTTTCTATTATTATTAGAATCGTTATCAATATTAGAGTTATCTTTACTATTTGATTTTGTTTCATTAAAGAATGACATTATATTTTGCGTGTTATCATTAATAGATGATTGTTTCTGTACAGGTGTTGACGAACTATTATCATAATACTGAAAAATTAGATTTCCATTATCTAAAAAATATTCTATTTCATTCCTATTATTATTATTGTTTTTATAATTGCTTATATCTTCTTTCAACAAAATAATTCGGTCTTTGATTTTTAGTTCATCTACGATATTATTTGTTTTTTTAAGTTGCAATTCTAATTCTTTTTTTTCTACTTCCATTTCTAAAATATCTTCCTTTTTTCTAAAATTGTTTACAAAAGTATTGTGTTTTGATTCTAATGTTACCTTTGTATCGTAATGTATTCGTTTATTATTTTTATTTTTAAATGACATAATTATATTTTTAATATAATGTATTTTAAATAACTTCTTTAAATTATAACTTAAGAAATAATATTTATAAATAGTATTATGGGTGGAGCTTCATTACAATTAATAGCAGAAGCTACAGAAAATAATTATCTAACAGGAAATCCTCAGATTACATTTTTTAAAAGTGTTTATAGAAGGCATACTAATTTTGCTATAGAATCTAGAAAATTAAATTTTACATCTAAGCCTGATTTCGGTGATCCAGTTAACTGTAGAATCCCTAAAGGACCTGACCTTTTACATAAACTATACTTATATATTGAATTACCAGAAATAAATGTCGATGTTTCAGCAGGATCATATAAGGCTTTCCGATGGTTAAATTGGGTAGGTCATTCTATTATTAAAAACTCGTCTATTTCTATAGGACAGACTATTATTGATGAACAAGATGGAGAATGGCTTCATATTTGGAATGAATTATCACAAAAGGAAGGGAAAAAACATGCGTATGCTGAAATGGTAGGAAATATCCCTGAATTAACACAGATTCATACTGTTCGTGGTATGATTAATGAGGGGACTGGCCAGATCGGCAATGACATTAATAATTTTAAAATGACAGATGCAAGAAACTTGTATATACCTTTACAATTTTGGTTCTGTAAAAATCCTGGGCAAGCTTTACCATTAATATCATTAGAAAAGGCTGAAGTAATGGTAGATATAGAATTTGAAGATTTAGAAGAATTAATATGGGCATCTGAACAAGTCGTTACTGGTGATTTGGGTGCAGAGTTATTGCCTGCATCTGGATCTAGAGTAAATACAGTTCGTCATTCTATCTCCACTAATATTTTCCAATCAAATAGTAAACCATCTTTAAGAAACGCATTTATATATGCGGATTATATCTATCTTGATAATGATGAAAAAAAAAGATTCGCAAATAACACACACGAATATCTTATAGAAAAAATTCAGACACGTGGTACTTCATTCACATCAGCTAACAGTCAAACCCATACAGTTGACCTAAATTTTTTTAATCCCGTTAAAGAATTAATATGGAGAATTCGACCGGTTAACCTTGTAGATAAAAGGTTCTGCCAATCAAGAGGTGGTATACAAAGATATAATTATACAGATAAATTTGATTTTACTGGGTATACAGGTGTTCCTAGTCCAAAGGGTGGTTGTGGTATGGTGGGTGGTAGAACGAATGAAAATTTCTTTACACGTTTACCTGCGGCTAAGTTATCATATAAATCTTCATCGGACCCAAATAAAACCCAACATACTCCTAACTTTTTAGACAATCAATTAACGACCTCTACTAGCTGGGATGGACAGAATAATCTAATAGCTGATTTTACTGCAGAAGGAATTACTCAATGTGCTTCAACCGGATTTGATTTTATATCACAATATTTTAATTCTACAAGAACAGAAACTACTGAGGCAGAAAGTAGTTTATATAAAAATTTTACTATGTCTCATATGTTCAATCAGCCTACAACAATAGATAATGATACAAGTCTCCATGTTCCCGATGTAAATGGATTATGGAATAAACCGGGATTTGAGAATGCTCAAAGAATTACTTATAATGGTGATAATCCAACTAAAAATGCTTCATTGTTCCTTAATGGTGTAAGAAGATTCGATGAGAGGGAAGGTTTCTATTTTAATGTTATACAACCATATCAACACCATACTAATGTTCCATGTAGTGGAATAAATGTTTATTCTTTTGCTATAGACCCAGAAGATCATCAACCTTCAGGGACATGTAATTTCTCAAGAATATCTGATGCAGAAATTATAATTACATTAACAGAAGAGGCCCAGAAGGTTGTTTCTGAAGTCAAGGTTTATGCTGTATCCTATAATATTCTAAGAATTAAAACGGGTGCGGCTGAAATTGCTTTCGCTCATTAATAATTATCTAATGTGTTATGTGTCTGCCATTGAGTACTGACAGGACCTGTAGGAACTTGGGCTTCGTTACTAAGAACATTCTTAGGTTGCCATCCGTCATAATCTAATGGTTCATTGACTGGTCTTTCCCACCTAACACTTACTGGATTTGTTGGGACTTCATCAAAAACATATACTTCTTCATTTTTATTTTCTTTATTTTCTTTAGGTAAAGAATTACTCGAACCTAAAGGAGATGGAATAATTGGTCTATGAGAATCTTTAGCTAAATTTTTAGTATCTGTATTCATAGAAAAATCGATTTCTAATTTATCCTGTGGGTTCTGGCATAACCATTCCCATCTGTTCCAACCAGTACCTCTAAGATTAAAACTTGGGTTACTTAATCTTGTGTGTTCGGTTTTAACATTTTTACAAGGATTATAATTCATTTTTTTTGTTTCTAAACAAACATTTCCATCTTTATCCATTTTTGGTAGATATTGTTTGTGTGGATCATTACTATGTTTTCTTGTTATACCAAGTAATTCTGAATCAACATCTATCATTGCGTTAGTTACATCTACACTAACACCAGATTTTTGCATAGCAATATTAGGATCTTCGACAAAACATTGCGAATGTTGTGGGGTGTTTAACTGATATTTTATACTACCTAGTGATTCCTTTAATGACTGGTCATAAGCAGCGTTATCGTAATTTAAATTAGTAAAACTCATATATATATATAGATATTATTTTAATAAATTATTTAATAATTTTATTTATTTTAATTTTTTTTGGAAGAACAACTGGTGGATAGTCTACGATATTACAAGTTGGTAAATGTAATAAATCAGTTGAAATAACCCTTTCTTCTGTTGACTCATTCCCTCTAATTACGATATCATTAGGTTGACAATTATTAATATCTTCTAAAGAGCATTTAGAAAAAAATTTTTCATCTGGACACATAGAAGCTTTCCTTGTTATACCATATAAATCCGATTCTAAATCTACAATATTACCTGAAATATGACTTACATTAGATCCTCCAATAAGTCCGAATCCATTTCTACATTTATTAACATTTTCATATTTATCACTATCTAAAAGATAACCAGCAGTTCCCGCACTCTGATTAATTCTAGTCTGTTCTGCACAAGTATCGTACATTAATCTATTGCTACTCATATACCATTAAAAAACATTTTTTTTTAACAGAAAAATAAAAGAAATAAAATAAAAAATTAATTATCAGTTCTAAGAACTGGTTCAGTTGTCAAATAGGTCTTCTTCTTTGTTAAGATATCTCTAACCTTCTGGTCATCAAGACATCTTTCAAAAAAATCTATATCTTTTCTTATTTGTGTTGTATCAACACCACCTCTAAACCAATCTGGAACAGAATCTTCTGGGATTAGATTTTTAGGATTTTGTATAGTTTCTTTAAGATTAGGAACAAGTGGTGTATATTGATGTTCAATAGAAACTCCAGAGAGGGAATTGCAAGCTCTGTCATCACTAGCAATATTCGCTGACCGAATCTCGCTATCAATATCTACATGATACTTACCCTTACCAGTATATGGAATAGTAAGATATGGTCTTGGAAATAATTGGTTCGCATCACCTCTAAAATTATTTACTTTACCTTCACGTTTTTCTTCGTCAATTAAATCAGAATTTACTCCAAATCCATCATCAAAATTAAGATAAGGTTGATTTGTTGCTATTTTAGTATTATTCGGATGTACTTCAGTAAAATCCTTTAACATATATTCTCCACCACTAAGTGCCTGAACGGTGTTATATTTTTTAAAATTACCATCCTGTTGTAAAGATGTTAATTCATTAATTCTTAATGTTTGTCTATCCATATACTATAGAAATATAAATTTTTTTATAATTAACTTAATTAGTTTCTTCACTTTTTCTAAATATATATATTAAATAGGTCAGAAATAGAGTTACTATTAGTATAAAAATATAGTTTATATTATTTGTTAGTAGGGATAACAGAAACGATAGATATAAAGAAAAACGTACTAACGAATTTAATTTTTTTTCTATACTCATTTCCTTTGTTGGAAAATATTCTTTAACAAGTTCTTTATCTAATAATACTTTAAAGTCATCAAACCAAAATATATCACTCATATATATTATTATTCATTTTTATTTTGATTTCTTTTTTCTAGTTTTTTCCTTAATCTCTCCTGAGTAGGATTTAATGGGGTATTGGCCATATTGGCCATATTGGCCATATTGGCCATATTGGCCATATTTGCCATATTAGGCATGTTCGCCATATTTGCAAGGTCTGGATTATTATTTAAATTAGACATAACACTCTGTGCTTCACTTAGAAGAGAAGAAGCATCTAATTCACCACTCTGAATTTTATTTTGGATTTTATTACCAACCGTTTGTATAAGGTTCATAAATTTTAACGAATTATCCCCACTAATAAGATTTGAAAAAAGGTCTTCCATATTTCCATCACCACTTTCAAGATCTATACCTAAATCTAAATTATTAATATCTAATTCTTCGGTTAATTCACTGGCTAGTTTACCAATCATACCAGACTCATTAAAGATATTATCAACATTTTCATTATTACTATTAGAAAGATTCTTTAACATTTTAAAAACATCTTTATCTATATTAGGATCAGTCTGGGAATCACTTTCCTCTTCAGGTTCATTAATATTCTTAAACTGATTCACTAATTCCGAAATTGTTTTAGTATCATTAATAATAGTTTCGGACAAAACATATAAAGTCTGCAGATATTCCCATATCTTCTTTTTGTTATTATCACTAATTTCACCAGAATTCCAAATATCTTTAAAATTCACATTCTTTAGAAGATAAATATCTTCTTTAAACAAATCATTATTTTCTTCTGAAATAAATTGTTTATAATCCTTTGTTTTATTTAGAAATCGTTTAACATATTTATCATCATTGCAAGTATCAGATTCCAATAGGTCTTTATAATAATTAGTGATAACTTCTTTGTATTCGTCAAATGATTCTATAATGTTTTCTATAAACTGTTTCAAAAAACTATTGAAATGTTCAATATTAGTTTTTTCCATTAATAATAAAAAATAAAAATTTTAAAAATATAGACCGCAACTATATCTTATCAGATAATTGTGTCAAAATATTAAAATAGTCCCACACTTTGTTCTTATTATGGTCATCTAAAGTAGTCCAGTAAGTCTTAATTTTAGAAATTACTGTAAAAATTTCTTCGTTATTGTATTTTTTTACTTCATCAAAATTGTTTTGTAGGAAGAATTTATCATCTCTCGATTCAATATAAGGCCTATACTGTTCTAAATACTCCTTAAAAACAGTATGCACTTGTTTAGGATTATACTTTACAACTACTCCAAGACCTCTTTTGTAAACCTTGAAATCTTTATCATCATTAAAAATTAATATACAATCATCTAAAAAATTCAAAATAATATTATTGAAAGCAGAAAGGACAGACATAGTTTATTATTCTATACAAATATATTTTATTCTATAAATTAACTTATAATATTCTATTTTTCAAAAAAGGTATTAATATCACTATTTCTGAGTTTCATAAGACCATCAACATTTTTGGCCCTATTTTCTAAAACTTTATCCTCATCTATTTTCTCATTTTCTGTAAAGAAAAAATCTAAATTACTATCTTCTTTTTTACTAAGATCTATATCGTGTAAATTTCCCATAGTATCAGACGAATATGCTTCTATAGAATCATTTTCAATTGTTTCCTTTTTTATTAATCCATTTACATGCTCCTTTATTTTTTCATCTATAATTAATTCTTTAGATTTACTTAAGTATATTGTTGGTATTAACTTAATAAAACCAGGTATCTTTATTTTACTATCATCAATACACACCGGAAATATATCTTTTATATTATTCTTATTAATTATTTCTATTATTTCCTTAGAATAATCGTCTTTATTGCTATAAAATAGAAGATCTTTATTCATTAGATATTTTTTATAAAAAATTTATTTTAATTAAACTTAAAATTGATTTAAATTTTATAACTAATTAATATAAATAAAATGTCTATTTCACTTTCGTCAAAAAAAACTTCAAATGAACTTCATCTTGAAATTAAAGATGTCGATACAAGCATAGTCAATGGTATTAGACGTGTTTGTATATCTGAATATAAAACAGTTGCATTTAATACAGAAGACTATATAAATTCGGATCTAAAGGTTATTAAAAATACGTGTGGTCTACACAATGAATTCTTGTTACATCGTATTGGAATGGTACCCATTCATGCCAACAAAGAAACATTTGATGTAAATAGATATAATTTTATTCTTAAAAAAAAGAATGAAGGAACCAGTACTATTAATGTTACTACCGAAGATTTTGAAGTTATTGATACTGAAACCGGTAAAAATGTAGATTCTAAAAAATTCTTTCCACCCAATGAAAGAAACTCTTATATTCTTATTACTAAACTAAAATCTAATCCAAATAACAAAGGTGAAGAAATACATATTGAAGGAAAAGCATCAATCAATAATGGTAAAAAACATGCCAGATACCAACCTATTTCTTGCATTACCTATAACAATAAAAGAGATCCAGAAAAAGTTCAGAAAGGTCTAGAACTTTATCTAAAGGAAAATAAAGATAGTGAAAATAAAGAATCTTTAGAAAGACAGTTCGAACTTTCTAAAGCTGATAGATATTTTCATACAAATAAACAAGGTATCTGTGACCAATATGAAATGTATATAGAATCTCTAGGAATTGAATCACCCGAAAAAATTCTACATGGATGTCTAGATATTCTAACGCAAAAACTTGAAAATTTCAAAACTGCGATTACTAATATTGTTGGAAACAAATCCGAAGATGAAAGAATTAGTCTAGATGTTTCTGTTGAAAATATGAAGGCGTATACGATTACTGCCAAAAATGAATCTCATACTCTTGGTAATCTTATTCAATTCCACGCTCTAAACTTTTTCGATAGAAAAAAACTGATGTATATTGGATATAAAAATCCTCACCCACTCAAGGATCTAATTGAAATAAAAATTAGTACACAAAATAACACACCTGAAGAAATCCAGGAAATTATTACTATTACCTGTGACAAAATTATAGCCATTCTAGAAGGGTTTAAGAAAACGGTTCATAAAAAACTATAGTTTATAAGACAAATCTACTTCTTTATTAGGCTTTAGAATAAATAGAATCTTAGCACTATCCAGCGAACTAATATAATTATAGACATCATTAAACTGCAATGGTGTCCTCCTAATCATATAGATACCATGTAGGTCATAACAAAGAGGTCTAAGTTGGAACGGAATTTCATTGATTTTAATACCCTTTTTAATATGATATTTTTTGTAATAGTTTAGTGTATCCGAAACCAATTTAATAAATTCACTATTAAAAATATTATACATTTCTGTTTCATTCGGGAAAAAAGACAAATATTCCTGAATGTGTTTATGTTTTTTATTTTCATAGTATAGATATTTTACATTATTAGTATTTCCTTTAAGAGATTTAGCATAATTATAATTCTCATTCCTGATTTTTACCCTTCTATTTTCTTTATCCTTAATAACAATTCCTTGTTTTTGAAAATCCATTGTCCTAACAAAATCACGAATTTCTGAAATATTATTAAATGAATATTTAATAGGCCTTTTAATATCAAGCGGTTCCTTATAAATATCATGACACACTACTTTACTATCTACAACAGACCCAACAGAAACCAATACAATTTCTGGAACATGATACTGTGTAACAATAATATTATCTGGATGCATTAGAACAAATGTATAGAATTTTGACTCATCCAATGATGAAAACTCCAAATTACAAGCCTCTTTAAACATTTCATTAAAAGATTTATTCCCAATCCATTTACAATTTGCTCCAATATTACTCCTTGTAGAAATCATCCAGTTATCATTGTGATAAAACATACTAATCATTGTACCATCCAAAAAATCTTCTACACTCAACCTATCCCACTGCTCTATAGAATTATAGACCTCTTCTAGTTCGCACGATTTAGTCGGAGGCAAACATACCAATTCATTCGTTGACATTTTAGCAATCAGACCTCTACACATTTTTACATATTTATTGTCCATATCTGATGTATCTTTATTATATTTTACGAGATATAGGTCGTGAACTGGGTATTCCTTTACAATAAGACCCAACTCAGTTAGTTTAGTTTTAGTAGAAGAAAAAGGTTCATGGGTAATAAAATCTAGGACTTCCATTTATATATACTATTGTCTTTTTTTTAAGTATCTGTAAAATATTTTATTAAATAAAATATAACCTTTAATTATATGAATAAGTTTTTAGATGACGTAAAAATATATTCAATAATAGAAATTAAAAATGACACAAATAAGTATTGTGTCGTTGGAAAAGACGATGATAATTCTATTTATATAAGAATTATTCTAAAAAATAAAGATGATTTTTATGTAGGAAAAAATAAAACCAAAATTAATTTTAATAATATTTCTAATATTTTTCACACTCTTGAAAAACATCCAAAATATTTAAATAAAGAATCTCAAGAAGAAGATGAAGAATTTAATAATAATAATGTTGTAGGTAATGAATATGATTTTAATGATAACTACTACCCCAATGATGAAGAAGAAAACGACCAAGAAGATAACGAAGAAATATTTGTACTTGATAATGAACAGTATGTTGAAGATGAACCACTATCAGGAGGAGCTGATTCAAATTCAGACTTTAGTTGGGGTGATGTAACTAATGATACCAATAACGAAGGAGATAACGATGAAGAAGATATAGACCCTGAAGAAGATATAGACCCAGAAGAAGATGCAATAGATAATAATAATGAAGAAGTAGAAGTAGAGAATAATAATAAAGAAGTAGAAGTAGAGAATAATAATGAAGAAGTAGAGAATAGTAACGAAGAAGTAGAAGTAGAGAATAATAATGAAGAAGTAGAAGTAGAGAATAATAATGAAGAAGATGATAATAGTAATGTGTATGAACTTGAAGAAAATAATATAGAAATGGAAAATTCAGAAAATATGGTTATTTATGAAGAAAGTATTATACCCGAAGACCAAGTGATCTATAATGATAAAATTCAGGAAGATGATTTATTAAATGAACTAATCAAATTAGACCCAAATAATAGTAAGAGTATCAAAAAACGTATTAAAAATTTTATGTATCTTAAACAGAATAATTCTACTTTTGATGACGATAAAAATATAACTGGATTTGAATTGAAAGGAGCATCATACAAACCATTAAAAGACCACCTAAAAAAATTCAATCGTCATGCATTATACAAACCAATTGTTTCTGAAAAAAAGAAATACTTTAAAATTGATAATATAGATGACCTTAAAACAACCGGATTACCTCTTGATAAAATAAACATATTAAGTGATGATGACAAAATAATAATGGAAAGTTTCGAAGACCATGTTACGAAAGTCTTTGATATAAATCATAAATATAAAATGGGAGATTCACGAGTTAATTATTCTTATAAAAATGAAACCAGAGAACAATATGAACTAATGGATGCATACGAAAGTAGTAATAAAGGATTTGTCACACATCTTAGAAATGATATGGAAGTTTATAGCAATTGTTTTAAAGAATCTTGTAAACAAATGTTAGGAGATAATACTAATATAAATAGACATGTGTTGTTAGGTAATACTATTTTTAATGATGAATTAATAGTAAAGGGTAATAAAATCTCTAACGTTGGATTCGTAAAACTACCAAAAAATAAACTTAATGAAGAGTTATACAAAAATAATAAATCTCTTATAGAAAATTCCAATACACCCATACATCTTAATATGAAACACCTCGAAGAAAATATACAGTCAGAAATTATTACTAGTGAATATAATTTAGGAGATACTGTAAATATTTGTATAGAAAATAAACAAACGATTCAGGGAAAAATTACTAACATTAATGATGTAGACTATATTATTGATATAAATACAGACCCAGTAGAAACATTACGTATTAATAAAAAGGATAGTAATGTAAGAATTACTAAAATAGTTCCGTCCTGCTTAGATCTTGATACCGATTCACTTTCTGTCTATCTATACGATAAACTAGAATTAGACGAAACTGATTTAGATAATTACCTAACTAAGATTCTACCGGACTTAGGAAATATTATTAATAGTATAGATGGTAAGGACAAATATACATCATTAGAACAATTCGAAAAAAAATTATTTAGATATGGATACACTCTAGAAAATATACCATCTAACCATTTTAAAACCATAAAAACGATTTTATCTAATAATAATAAATCACAAAAAACATTAACAACTACAAAAGAAAAGAAGGATACAGAAGTACTCGATAAAATGAATTATCCATTAGTAAACAATTATAGTTTAGACCAGGTAAATTATTATTATGGAGATTACCCAGACTATAAAACATCCCGCGATACAGAAAATAATAGATTAGATTGGTTAAGGAAATCATATGACAATGGACATTTGTTTTTTAAAACTATTACCCATAATGTTACAAAG